GTAGCGTTGGTTCAGGATGGTCAGGTTCGATATCGTCGACGGAAGCATGAGCGTCTTGAGCACACCGCCGACGGGCAGTGACACGGACGACAACGCGGTTCCCTGCAGCAGCACCGTCTCGATGTTCGATGCGCCGGACAGGTCGACCGAGCCGGTGAGCGCCGCGCAGTTCCTCGCGTCGACGCTGCCGAGCAGTCGGCTGTTGCCGATGCTGAGTTCGGTCAGGTTGGAGTTGACGTAGTCGGGACTACCGTCACCGACCTTTATCGACTGCATCCTCGATGCCTTCGAGAAGTCCGCGAATCCCACCTTGAGGTCACTGAGGTCACCGACGCTGGCGAGCTGCGACGCCGAGTAGATGTAGATTTCCGTGTCGTTCACCGCATCGAGCGGACAGGGAAGCAGTGTCGGCGTCCCACGGTGCCCTCGCTCGGCCACTAGGTACGAACCGTACTTGATGGTAGGGTAGATGTCCGCATACGGCGTCACCGTTATGTCGGCCTTGGCATAGCCACGGAGCTGGATGACGTCGGAGAGCGCGTCCCCCGCGTTCCACTTGCTGTCCATGTACCTGAAGCGGTTGTACAGCCACCACTTGCGCTGCTCGGCCTTGGAACCCTGCAGCATGGGCAGATAGACCGCAGTCGGGTCCTTGCCGGGATCGGGAGAGATGAGAGGGTCTATGTACTTGAACCATGCGTCCTCGTTGAATATCGCCTCTGACCACTTCGCCTGATGGTCGGTGAACCTCTTCGACACCGTGGCGTAGCTCAGCACGCCAGCCGACCTCAGTGCCTGGTACATCTGCACTATCTCGGTCGGGAAGGCGTCTCGAACGTTGTTCCACAGCACGGAGTTCTGGCCGTTGAATACGTATGCCCCACCTTCAAGCAGGTCGGTGTCCTCGAGACTGTATCCGAACGCGAGTGATCCCTCGTTGTTGATCCCGAGCGCGGTATCCATGTCGTATGGCTCGGCGACCGCCTTGCGGTCTATAGCCGTGAGTCCCGTGGCAGGTCCACCACTGAAGCCGATGAACAGGTTCTTCGCGCGTGAGTCGACCATCAGGAACAGTTCGGTGAAGATGTAGTAGAAGATGAAGCTCTGCGTCTCGGCATAGTTGCCGAACTCAGTGCGGAACTTCGCGAGTCTGTATGCCGCCGTGTCGTTGGTGTGCACGTTGCCGTCGACGTCGGTGTACGGTGACGGCAACGCCGCGTTCGTCGCATTGGCGCGGTAGGTCGAGTACACGAACGACTCAAGCTCCTGGAGCTTGGCGTAGTTCGTCCACTCGTCGGACGGGAATCGTGCCTCGTAGTCATACAGCCATGCCGCCTTCGAGTCACCCGTCGTGGGGTCGACCACAGGAGTCTCGTCGAAGTAGTCGGTGAGGAACAGCATCAGGTTCGACGTGTTGTTCTGGAACTCCCACGACTCCATGTCACCGCTGTAGCCGTAGGGTTCAGGCGCCCTCTTGGGCAGGTTGAAGTTGTACTTCGTTAACTGTTGCTTTTGTGACCTAGCCGATGACGCTAGGCGGGAGCGGTGCTTCTCTAAGTGGTCTGGTTACCTCTGACCGCTCCTCACTGACTCCTTCTTAGGCGGTGTCGCCAGTGTCCAGACTGTTGCATACCGATTTGCTCGGTCCCTCTCACTCAGTCGTTGTTGGTGGATGTGAATGCGAAAGCCATCCTTCCAAGGCGTTGCCGTCCGCACGGGTTTCGCCGTATATCAGAGAGGGTTTTACATGGGCAAGTTATGCTACCTGTCTACCCATGAACTGCGTCGTGCCGCTGTTCGTGTCGTACCAGAAGACCACGATGGGGAATCCGTAGATGCCCTTTCGCACCATCGGGTTCTCCGCCTGCTCGGGTCTCACATACGGGTCTATCTCGTTGTAGAGCATCGCCAGCTCGACGTTGTTGGCACTTTCCGATGACGCCACGTCGGCCTTGAGGACGAAGCGGTTGAACGGTATGACGTTCGGTGCGAGCGCGTACCTGTCCACGTGCGTCCCGCCCGACATGTCAAATCCCTTCTTGAACTGCATGTCGTAGTTCTTCCTGGCATACGGCGCGGATGACGTGCCCTGTACGTTGATCTGGCATCCGTCGAAGGTGAACGACCTGCTTCCGTCGACGGGGTCGACGTACCTCCCCGTGATGGTCTTCTTGTCACCCTTGTACTGCGGCAGCTCGGCTGCTTCGAGGACGAAGTACGGGAGGTCATTCGGCAGCTTCTGTATGGTTATGTTGCCATACCCGTCGAACACGTCGTTGTGCGCGTACCGCTCTATCATCGTCTCGATGACCTGGGTGTCGGCTATCCAGTTGCCCACTATCTGGTAGTGCGTCAGGTCGTTGTCGTATATCCTTATTCGATATATGTACGTCGTGCACCTGTTCGAGCCTATCGTTATCCCCACGGGGCTCGGCTGGGAGAAGTTGTCGCTGTCGGGATACCTGACGCACCCCGAGGCTATGCCGTTGATGTAGACGAAGACGAGCCTGTCCTCGGACCTCTTCTCCACGACGAAGGAGATGCGCACATGCTCGTCCTCCTTGTACTGCGTCGATATCTCGGTCTGCTCCGAGCGCATCGTCGCAAGCTGTGCGGTGAGCTGGAATCCCCTGCCGCCGCTCATGCAGCTCATGATGACCGCGTCGTAGTCCAGGATGTCCCTCGTCGCGAACTCGACCTCGATGGTCTTTCCCGTCAGGCGGAAGTCATCCTTGAACGCAAGGTACGGCACCGTGACAGTGGCCCCTCCCGATATCTTCAGCGCGGTGATCCCGTCATCGTCGGCCACCCATCCGTTCGAGACGTAGTCGAATCCCGTCATGACGCACGTGACGTCGTTGTCCAGGTCCTCCCAGACGCCGGGTCTCTCCTCGCTGTTCGAGCGTCCGTAGCTCGTGAGGTGGAGTGACAGCCGGTCGGTCTCGGCCTCGATGTCCATGTCGGACACCGCGACGTTGATCCTTAGCGTCCTCGACACGCTGCCCGTCTCGATCATGAGTTCCAGCGTGCCCGGCGAGTCCGCCCTGTACACCCACGTCTGCTCCGAACGGTCGACGCTCAGGCGCGTCACCACCCTGCCGTTGGCATAGAGCGTGACGTTCGACGTCAGCGCGTTCGGTGTGTACACCTTGTACGGGATGCTCACCGTCTCATACTGCGTCATCGACTCCCTGTCGAACGACGTCGAGATGATGGGCACGTCGCTGCGGCTGTCGACCACCAACAGGCTGTGCGTAAGCCTGTTGGACGAGACCGTGTTGCCATCTACCGTGGCGGTGAAGTACGTCACGAGGGTATGCGCACCGTGACTCATTCCTGGGAGGCTGTAGGACTGCTGCCTTCCCGATGCCGTCACGACGCTGGTGCCCACCTCGGTGCCATCGAGCACGAAGTGCACGGTCTTCGCAAGCGAGCCGACCGGCGTGTACGTGTACTGCACCGACCTGTTCGCCTGGAACACCTGGCTCGTGGAGAAGTTGCTCGACATGGTCAGCGAGTAGACCTCGATCGAGAAGATTATCGACCTCTCGTTGCCGTAAACGTCCGCTATCCTCACCCTGACGCTGTTGGAGCCGACCGACACGATGCTGCCTGCGTCGATGGTTATCGTGCCCTGCTCGATGTTCTGGCGCAGCTTGACCGTATCGTTGACGCTGACCGTGAGCGTTCCTCCGCCGGTCGGCATGCCGTCCTCGATGGAGGACCACACGAGGGTGAGCTCGCATCTGCCGTCGGAGCTTATCGATGTCGATATCCACCCCGTGGCGTTGCGCACCGAGAGGGATGCGGCGTTTCCGCCGCCCCCGCCTCCGCCGCCTCCGCCGCCCTGCAGGGGTATGCCGTTGCCTGACCTCACGCCGTTGTACGTCGGGTACACGTAGAGCGTCTTGGGATCCTGCACAAGCCCGAGGTCATCGGCCTGTATCCTGCCGAGGCTGCTGATGACGCCGTCATTCGTGATGGTTATGGTGTCACCGTCGACCTTGACGCCGCCGAGTCGCTTGGTGGTGGCTACGGGCAGCACGTATTGCATGCCGCCCTCTATCGCGGAGTCGACGGCCTCCTCGACCTCCGCCATGATGCGTTCCAGCTCGGACTGTATGTACGGGTCATAGCTCCCGCCGATATAGCTCCCCGACCTCGCGGACGCCAGCACGTCGACCTTGAACCTGCCCGTCGACGCGATGATGGAGTCCCCCTGATGTATCTCGAAGTACGCCACGTCGGTCATTCCCGACACGGCGCAGCAGTACTCCTCGTTGACCACGTACGTTATCTCGTTGCCAGACACGGTGCACTGCTCGTCCCTGACATAGAACATCTTGCCAGGCAGCTTCATGCAGAACACCGCAGTCATGCCAGACAAGTCGAACGACTCGCCGTTGTCGTACACGCTCGCGATGAGCGTCGTACCCGACGAGTCGTCCTGCCCGAACCTGGCATACTGGGTGCCTGTGACCACCTTGGAGATGTCGAGGCTCAGCCTCTGGGTGTTCAATAGCACCACCGCCCTTCGAATGATGCCGCAGCATCAGCCCTATGAGAGCTTGTTCTCCCGTATGTAGTCGCGCACCTTCTCGATGTCCTGGCGCAGCGTGTTGTCGATGACGAAGAAGGTCTCCTTCTTGTTGCCCTCGACGAGCTCGCCCGTCTCGTCATCGATGATGTCGTAGGTGTATGAGATGCGGTCTCCGCCGTTCACGTTGAGGATCATCATGCTTGACAGCTGCTTCATGGCGCTATCTCCAATCTATCATCTTGTACTCTTCCACATACATCTCCCGTGGCGTCTCGTCGGACAGGAGCACGAGGTCGTCGACGTAGACATTGTCGGGAACATATGTGCTGTCATTATAGTCGAGCTCAAGCATGTCGCTCAGGACGTCACGGGCATTGTCGTTGACCTCGTCTGGCGTGACGGGCACGGTCTGCTCAAGCCGCTCGTACTCATAGCCGACCTGCCTTGCCTTGACCTCCCAGTCGAAGTCAAGCCCAGGAGTACCACGCACGACGAAGTACATGCTGCTCTTCTCGCTGACCCACAGGTCTCCCTCGCCGCATTTCTGCAGGAACACCTGATACGCCATGTCCGTGCGCATCGTCTCCGACAGTATGTCGTCGATTGACACGACGCACACGCCGGTCTCGTCGATGGTGCCAGAGCCCACGTCGCCGAACATCGGCGATGACGTCTCGTAGCAGTAGAGCAGGCGGTCACCGTAGGTGTCGGTGTCGACCACCCTGCTCTTCGTTCCAGTCACGGTGAGCCCGCCCTGCAGGTTGGTGTTTCCGTCGACCTCGAGCGTGCCGCTCAGGTACCCGCCCTTGCCGACGATATAGCCCGCGTGCACGCCCTCCGTTATGAACCACGTACGCTCGCGTATCGCATCAGGATAGCCTCCGTTCCGCACGTAGTTCCATGTCCCACTGCCGGAGTTGGCCGTGCCGACGGAGTACGTCTGCCTTCCGAGTATCGATATCGACAGGCTGTTGTTGGCCTTGACGCTGTATCGGAGACTCCCGTTCTTGAGTTCCACGTACGTGTTGTCCGTGCCGTTGTGTGCGAGCATCGCTGCCCAGATGGATCCTGCGCCGAGCTTGATGATGGGACGCATCGCGTTCGCCTTGCTCTGGAGCCCGCAGAGGTACATCGTCCCGCGCGACGTTATGCACGACGCCGTCCTGTATGAGTTGCCGGTCGTGACGTACTCTCCGTTGCTGTCGTAGTACTCCTCCGGCTCGGACGTGCCGTCCGTGCCCGCAATCGATATCATCCCGCGATGGCCGTAGAGCCCGTCGGACGTGTTGTGGTCTATGTGGAAACCCCTGACGGTGGTCTGTTCGCCGTCGGAGTTGTATGCGGTCGCCGAGCCGAGCGAAGCGAAGTTGTAGTAGCCGTTTGAGTAGCCTGCGCTGACCATTCGCATCTCGCCGGTGTTCAGCTTGAAGTATGACAGGCCGTTGGATGATGCCAGCGTGCCCGTGCCGATGTAGGTGGCGTTGATGTAGTAGTTTCCCGTATCGTCGGTATAGATTCCCTGTATCTTGCCCTTGTTGGTGAGACGGTCGAACACCTTCTTCGCGTCGAAGCTTTTGTCGAGCTCGGTTATCGCGCGATATGCCCCGTTTATCGCCTCCGCAAGCACGGGGTCGGTGTACGTGATGTTGTCGTCCTCCCATATTATCTTCGAGCGGGTCCATATCGACTTGCCGTCCTCTGGGACCTGCTGGCTGTCGTACCACTGCGTCGTGGACGTCGGCTCCGAGCCTTCGGGCAGGACGCAGTACTGTTCGATGATCGTCCTGATGCCGACTCCGTCCGAGCCGTCCTGGCCGGTCATCATGACCGGAGTCGTCCACTCGCTCTCGGGTATCTTGTCCGTCGCGGCGGAGGACACCGCAGTGGCGCATATGACCCATATCGTCGACGTCGTGTTCGGGACGGTCTGCGTCCAGTAGTTGAGGTTCCCCGACAGCGCATGCGTCGAGAAGGTGTACGTCGTCTCCCCCGTCGGATGCGCCGCGTCACCCGACGGCTGCGACGCGTATGACCTGTACAGGAACACCGTGGCCTGGTTCAGGCCGTTCTCGGAGAACTTCCTCGGCGTCGACCATTCGGACGCCGATATGACGTCGGTTTTCTCATAGGACACCGCAGTGGCGGTAATCACCCAGCACGGGCTTGTGCCGCTCGGCATCTCCTGGGTCCAGCCGTTGCGGCCCGAACCAGTCACCGTGCCGTTCGCGAACGTATACGTGACGTCATCGTTGGGCATGGCGTCGGAGGACGGCTTCTCGGGCGCCCTTCTGTACAGTGACACGGTCGCGCTGTTCAGACCATTGGCGAATGCCCTGGCGGGGCTGGACCATCTGGTCGACGCGATGGTCGTCGTGCTTTCCGCCGAGACGGCGGCTGCGCTGATCACCCAGCACGGCTCGGTTCCGGAAGGTATCGACCTCGACCATCCGTCCATATCGTCAGGATGACGGACATCGATGTTACGGATGAAGCCGTTCTCGAAATTATAGAACAGCTCCATACTCGGCCGGTTGTTGTCAGGCGTCTCACCGCGTCTGTACAGGTACACCGTCGCGCGGTTCAGGCCGTTCTCGACCATCTTCTGCGCATCCGACCATTCGCCCGGCGCTATGGTGTCGGAGTCCTCCGATGACGCCGCAACCGCGCTCGTCACCCAGCACGGGTCCTCTCCCGCAGGAATCTCGACTGACCATTCGCTTGGAAGTCCCGTCAGCTGCTTTTCCCGGAACGTGTACGTGACGTTGCCCGATGGCGTCGTTGGCTGCGTCTTCGACCTCGTGTAGATGAGCAACGTGGCGGTATTCACACCGTCGGCGCCGTTCACGACAAGCTTGACAGGCTCGGACCAGTCGCTGCCGTCAATCACGTCAGTGGCTCCCGTGGAGATGGCTACGGCGTTGGTGGTCCAGCATGGGTCTGCGCCGAAGGTGAGGTTGGTCGACCATCCGTTCGTCATCTCGCCGCTCAGCTCGCCGCTCTCGAATGTGTAGGTAAGCGTGCTGGAAGGCGCGTTCGGCTTCGACGGGCTTCTCTGGTAGAGCCTCACGACCGCCTGGCTGAGACCGTCGACGCCGTTCTCGGCAAGCTTCACGGGTTCGCTGAACTGGCTTCCCTCTATGGTGTCGGAGTCATCGGTGCTTGACGCCGTCGCGCTCGTGATCCAGCACGGGGTTCTTCCCGTAGGCAGGTTCTGGCTCCACTTGCCCATCGTGCCGCCCGACGTCGGTATCGTCACAAGCTTCCCAGTGGAGAAGTAGTAGACGAAGCTGACGGACGGCTTATCGGGCTTCTCTTCCGACCTCGCGTACAGGTACACCGTGCACACCTTCGTGCCATCGGCACCGTTCTCGGCAAGTATCGTAGGTTCCGACCAGTCGTTCTTCGTGATGTCGTCGGTGGCATCACTGGATATCGCCACGGCGCTCGTGACCCAGCACGGCTTGCTTCCGCTGGGGATGGTTCTCGACCATCCGTTCGGGATGTTGCTGGGAAGCTTGCCGTCCTTGAACGTGTACGACATGGTCGTGGACGGAACCTGCGGCGTGCTGCTCGAGCGTTGGTACAGGTATATCGTCGCCTGGTTGAGTCCGTTCAGGCCGTTCTCGGCAAGGATCACGGGATCGCTGAACTGGCTTCCCTTTATGACGTCATACACCTGCGCACTCGCAGCCGTGCCCGCGATGACCCAGCACGGCTCGCTGCCGTCAGGTATTATCGGCGTCCATCCGTTCGCCTGCCCAGACCCGGTGGTAGCCAATGCCTTGGTCTCGAACGTATACTTATATGATATCGTAGGTTTGATCGGTTGCGTCGTGCTCCTCTTGTAGAGGTAGACCACGGCGGTGTTCACGCCATGCTCACCTGAGGTGCCGTTCTCGACGAACTTGACGGGTGACGAGAAGTCGCTGTCACGTATCGTCGCGGTACCCGTGTCGGTTATCGCGGTCGCGGCGATGACCCAGCATGGCAGTTCCCCATCGGGAATCGCCTGGGACCATCCGCCGAGAGTGCCGTTCAGCTTGCCGTCCGAGAACGTGTAGGTGAATGTCCCGGTCGGAGGCTTCGGCGCCGTCGCGGACCTGCGATAGAGCATCACTATGGCGTTGCTCGTGCCGTTCTGCCCCGTCTGGAATATCTTGACGGGAGGGGACGACCACTCGTTCGTGAGGATGGTGTCCTGGTCTGACGTCGACGATGCGACGGAACTCGACATCCAGCACGGCTGGTCCCCATCGGGAATCGTCGTGCTCCAGCCGTCCATGTCACCTGACAGCGTCCCGCCGTCGAACGAGTACGTCAGCGTGGTGGAGGGCACGGTCGGCTCGCTCGCGCTGCGCTTGTAGATGAACAGCGTCGCGTTGTTGAAGCTCCTGCCGTCCCTGCCCGATATGCACACGGGTTCCTTCTCGGATGTCCCGGAGTTCGTTATCGACACGGTCTTCTGCCAGATGTAGTGCCCCTCGCGCCATGCGGGCGGATTGCTTGACCATATGGCGTCGCTGCCAGGCGGCTCGGTGCTCGACGTGCTCTCGGCGAATTGGATGTCGACCGCGATGACGACGTCCTCGAGGGTGGTGTCATCGCCTATCGGGGTGTTAGCGGCCATGCGGAGCATGCCCGTGTCAAGGTCCCAGTAGTTGCCGCTCGCCGCGCTTCCGATGGTGCCCGTGGTAAGGTGAGCCGCCGTCACCAATTCCGCCGCTATGTGCCCGTCGACGAAGATGGAGTTCCACTCCCACTCCCCTGCGGAGCCCGTCCTCGAGCCGATGCGTATTGAGCCGCCCCTGATCTCGACCGCCTTTGTGGCCTCCTCGCCGACGTTCGGGTCCGACACCGCCACGTCATAGGTCACCTGGCCCCTGCCCGGCACGAGATACGTGTATCCGCCGCTGCGGTTTATCTCGTCGTTCAGCCTGCCGATGAGGTCACGGACATACTGCGGCGTCGTGTAGTAGGACAGCCTCTCCACAGCCTCGTCGAAGTCGGTGTTCATGCTGGCGATGGTGTCGGCGAGCGACTCCTGCGCCTTGCCTATGACGAGCTCGGTACGGTCATCGTCCAGCTCGTCGATGTCGATTGACGTGACGCGCTCCTGTATCCTCAGCTCGGAGCCGGGATTGAACCCACGGTCGACCACCTGTATCTCGTCGCCGAGGGCCACTCCCTTCGCGTCGAACCCCGCCCTCGCAAACTGCGCGACGGACGCCTCGTACGTGATGTTCGGCCTGGTATGGTTGTGGAGGTCCTTCATCGCGGCTTCGTAGAGGAGCTGGACGTCCTCCTCGTCGTACTTCACGACCTTCGTCGGGTATTCCCAGCCCCCGTTCCCGTCGAACACCCTGAACGCCTCCACGACGTCGGCGTCCTCGATCCACTCGTGCGGGTGGGGGTCGTACTCGGGGTCATCGAGCAGCGACAGCGGCCATTCGAACTCGGGATTGTCCTCGGTCGGGTCGGTGCCTGCGGGACCCTCGGCGTACTCGGTCGTTCCCCTGCCTATTGGAACCACCCTGCAGAAGTACGGGCCCGGGTCCGGCGTCCTCTGGATGCTCGTGAGGTCCTCGCCCCACTCGAACCGCCTCGTCGGCAGATACTTGCCGAGATGGGTCATGAAGAGTATCTCGCGCTTCTCGATGCTAGTGGCACCGACGGTTATCTGGGCGTCTATCTCGCCGCCCCATGCCGCCACGACCTTCGACAGCCTGTCCCACGCGCTCTCGGCTATCATGACGACGCCGCCACCAACCGCTATCGCCGGCACGTCGCTGGCGGCGCTGACGGTCCACTTCGCCGAGCCGGCTATCGCGGCCTCGACCGCCTCCCTGCCGGTCGCCGTGTGGGCGATGCCTATCTCCCTGTGGCCGAGGTCCCCGGAGTCATCGAACGTGTACGAGAGGTCGTACTGCAGCGACCACACCATGCGGTACGTCCCCACGGCGTTTATGCCGGCCTCGTGCAGCTCGTCTGCCTGCTCGACCACCCACTCGCGCCACTTGCCCATTCCGTCGACGGTGACCGCACGCCATCCGACGTCAAGCTTGCGCTTCGTCACGATGGTCAGCGTGTGCTCGCCGTTTATCTCCTCGTGTCGAACCCTCGACTCGACCTCGTTCGGGTACAGCTCGGGCAGGGGCACGCCGTTCTGGTTGTAAAGCTGGATGCGATCAACGGGATATCCCATGTCACACGTTCCTTTCCTGCCACTCTATCGTCGCCGACCCCGTGCCCATCGTCATGTCGACGGTGTGCCTTCCCGCGTCAAGCCTGGGCCAGTTCGACTCAAGCGTCACTATCGACGGCTGGTTCGACACCCGCACCAGCCCCGTATAGCTATCCAGGCTTATGCTGGTCGAGTTGGTCGTCGGCACCGACACGTACAGGAAGTCGCCGTGATCGAACCTGAGTCCCCACAGCTTCGTCGACGAGTCACGTGACGCCAGGGACGCGCTGACGGTGAACGTGGCGGGGTAGCTGCCCGACACGTCGATGTCGACCGACCCCCCGCTCGGCACCGTCGCACGCTGCTTCGCGCCGAACCGTATCGGGTCGTATGCCGTGAACGTCAGCGTGAACTGGCCGATTCCCGTACCGCCGATTCGGTCGGACTCCTTGAACGCGACAAGACGCGCCATGTAGTACTCGCCGAAGTGGTTGCGCAGGGAAAGCACCTGCTCCCCGTCCTTGAGGAGCAGCTGCGACATCTCGTCCTTGACCCTGTCGAACTCACGCCACCTGTTGCGATACGCACGGCACTCCAGCGTAATCGTCCTCTCGCCGAGATGCGCCGACCTCAGCACCGAGCCGTCCCCGCCCACGCGGTCGAACACGTCGACCTTGAGCTCGGGCGGGTCATCGTGTATCTGCTCGACGATGATGTCACGCTCCTCGAAGCAGTAGTCTCCGTAGGAGCTGCTGATGTCATATGGCATGATCACGTGTCATCACCCTATCCTGGAACGCATGATCTGATTGGTCCTCTGTGCGAGCGCCTGGGCAAGCCTGTCGATGTCAGCCGTCTCGCGTATCGTCACGTCTGTCAGGGTCACGTTGATGTTCACCGTCGCCGGCTGCGCCGACTGCGCCATGGCAACGTACTGCGTCCTCCCGAACGCCTCCGCCTGCATGGCCGCTATCTCGGCCGCGCTGTTCCTCATGCGCGAGTTGATCCTGTCGATGGCCTCGTATGCCGCCTGCACCGTGTCGTCGAGGAACTCGGTGACCTGGGCGGCGAGCCGCTTGTCCCCGAACCCGCCCTCGACAACGACGGTGATCCTGCGGGCCAGCGCTGCCTGCTCGCTCGTCACGTCGGCAACGAGTGCCGCCTGCGCGGCCCTCATGTCTGCGGCGCCACGCTTCCACTCGCCGACCATGGAGTCCATCGACGCACCCATCGAGGACAGCATCCTGCTTGCGCTGAAGTTCATGGACGATATGTCCAGCGTCGGGTCGAAGCCGTCTTCGATGACGTTGACGAGACGCGCGACCTGTTCGCTGAGCTCGCCCTCCATGCGTCTCATGCCGTCAAGGATGCTCGTCATGATGTCCGTGCCGATGGTCACCCCGTCACCAAGGCCACCCACGTCGTATCCGCCCACCTGCTCGGAGTACTGCCTTGCGTATTCCGACAGCGCCGCCAGCACCTGGCGGTACTCGTTGAGGTATGCCTGCGACCTCTCCCGCACCGACTGCAGGTTGAACTCCGTGTCGAACGTCGCGGAATTGTCGACGTGCTCCCTTGCCATCCCGTCAAGCGTCGATATGGCATCCTGGTATGCGTTGGTGAACGTCCCGACCCGTGCGTTCAGTGCGGTGGTGTCGAACTCGGCGTCGAACGTGCCGACGCCATCTATGTGCTCGCGTGCGATGGCCTCCACGTTGTCGATTGCCCTGGCGTACTCGGCCATGAAGCCCTCTGACTCACGCCGCAGCTCGTCGATGTCGAAGCTTGATACCAGCGTGCCCGAGCCGTTGTGCTCGGATATCTTGTTGTAGTCGAGCATCATCTTGATGACGTCGTCTATCGTCTCGCGGTATGTCGACGCATACTGGCTCGCGCTCTCGCGGAACGACGCGACGTCGAAGCTGGCGTCGAACTCGTCGGCGCTCCTGGCATATGTCTCAGCAGCCGCCAGAACCTCGTCAACGCTCTTTCGGCACTCGGACAGGTATTTGTTCGCAGCCGTCCTCAGACGGTCAGAATCAAGAGCGTTCGAGACGGAGCTGATCCCGTCGGCGTTCCTCCCCGCTATCGCGAGCATTTCCTTCAGGACACCACGATACTCGAAGAGGAACTTCGCCGACTTGTCCTTGAACCTCTTGGCGTCGAGCGTCGGGGTGATCCCGTCGGCCATCGACTGCGCGAGGAGCCTCGTCTGCCGCTCGAGGCGGGATGACTCCTGCTCGATTCCTATCTCGGCACCTTGGACGAAGTACCGTCCGATTTCCATCGTCTTCCTCGACGGCGAGTGCTCGTCCAGTCCCGCCTTCATCTGGTTGAGAGTCTCAATCGCGAGCTCGTATGCGCGTTGCGGCAGGTTGACCTCGTTGGTGCCGTTTATCATTCCCACGGCGAAGTTGTGACCGACGATCCTGAAGTCCTCGGTGCGGCTGTTCAGGTTGTTAACCATCTTGTTGACGATGTTCGTCACGGAGCCCGTTGCGTCATATGACCCAAACGATTCCATGAACTTCTTCGCGCCTTCGGTTCCGATTTTTCCGGCCTCGTTGGGGAAGGACTCGAGGGCGCCGGTTGCACTCTTCTTGAGCTTGTTCGCGCCCTCCTTGCCCTCGTTGCTGCCCTTCAGCTTCTTGCCGTATTCCTTGGCTCCTACGTCAGCCGCCTTGCCGAAGTCATCCTTTGTCTTGTTCGCTTCCTTGGTCGCGGTGTCCCTCAGGTGCTTCGTGGACGAGGCGACGTCCTTCGCCCCCTTGACCGTGCCCGCATAGTCGCTGACGCTCTTCTCGGCACTCTTCTTGAACACGTCGGGGAGCAGTGACATCTCGTCGGAAGCCGCCTTAACGGGGCCCTCCTTCACCGCGAAACCGACGTTGCCCGAGTTCTCGTTGATGGTGTTCCAGAGGCTCTTCATTCCGTTCTCGGCGTTCTTCTTGCCATGCTCTGCCATCGGCGCGGTGCCGGTGTCAAACGCCTTCTCGGCTTCCTTCGCCTTCGTGTCGACCGACTGCACTCCTGTGTCAAGCACCGAATCGACCTCGACCTGCCCAGTGCGCATCTTCTCGAGTAGCTGGGTGTGATACTCCTGGAGACTCTTGAGACTGGCTTCGTGGGCATCGTTCATCTTCTTGAGCTCGCCGTCGTACTGCCCCTGGACGACCTTGAGGTAGTCCTCTATGTCGTATTTCTTCTGCTTGAGTATCTCTTCGTTGTCGTACTTCATCTTCTGGAGCTCCTGCTCGTGCGCGAGATTCTTCGCGGCGAGCTCCTGCTCCTGGCCGTCCTTGTATGCCTGCAGCTGGTTGGCGTTGGACTCCTGGATGGCCGCGAGTTCCTGCGTGTAGGTCTCCTTGCGGTCGGCGAGCTTCTGTGCGTTCGTGTCCTTGATGTCCTGGAGCTCCTGCTCGTGGGCATACTTCATCGCCTCGAGCTCGGCGTCGTTGTCGAGCTTGATCTGCTCCAGCTCGACCTCGTGTGCTGATTTCATCGCCTCGAGCTCGGCGTCGTTGCGCTCCTTGGCGGACGCGAGCATCGCCTCGTTTGCGGCCTTGCGCTGCTCCAGCTGCAACGCCTGGTTCTCCTTCATCGTCTCGAGCTCGGCGTCGTTGCGTTCCTTGATTGACGCAAGTTCGGCGTCGTTGCGCTCCTTGCGCTGTTCCAGCTTGAGGTTCTCGGCTTCCTGTTCCGCCTCGTACATCGCGTTGAGATGCTCCTGGAGTACCTGCAGCTGAAGGTCACGGCTCGTCTTGTACGCCTCTATCTCGGCGTCGTATTGCTCCTCGACCTTGGCGATGCGCTCGTCGGCGTCGGTCTCGACGATCTCCTTCTCCTGCTCGAGCTGCTCTATCATCGCCTCGCGGCGTTCCTTCGCAGCCTCCATCTCGATCTCGGCGAGGTAGTCGTTGTACGCCTTCTCGGCCTCGGCCCTGGTGCGACGCGACTTCGCCTTCTCGACGTTCTTGCGAAGCTCGGACAGCTTCTCCTGTTCCTCGCGCTCCTTCTGGGCGTTCTCCTCGGCCTCGGTCTCGCCCTTCAGCGCAGCGATGCGCTTGTCGATGTCACCCGTCTTGCGTTCCTTGTCGGCATTGATGAGCTTCTTCTTCTCGTCAAGCTCGCGCTTCATCTGCGCGACGCGGGTGTCCGTGGCCTTCTTGAACGCATCGACCTCGGCCTTCTGGTCCTTCTTGTACTGTTCGAGGTACTTCTTGCTGGCCTTCTGGGCTTCCTTGTATTCCTTGTCGAGGGACTTCTTTCGGTCGCTGTACGCATTGTCGAGAGCCTTCTTGCGTGCCTTGTACTGCTCATCCAGGGATTTCTTCAGCTGGTCGTACTCGGCGTCCAGGGATTTCTTCTGTGCGTCATATTGTGCGTCGAGGACCTTCTTGTATTCCTCGTACTGCCTGTCCCTGGCTTCCTTCTCCAGCTTGTAGCGGGCGTCGAGGTCTTTCTTGAGCTGGTTGTATGCGTTGTCCCGGCTTCTCTTTTCCTCGTTGTATGCCCTGTCAAGGTCCTTTTTGAGATTGTCGTATTCCTTGTCCCTGCTGCTCTTCTCCAGCTCGTACTGCTTGTCGTACTCCTTCTTCTTGAGGTCGTACTTGCGGTCGAAGTCCGTCTTCATGGCGTCGTATTCGGCGTCCAGTTTTCTCTTGTGTTCGTCGTATTGCTGGTCGAGCCCGCGTTTTACGATGTCGTACTGGGCGTCCAACCCGCGCTTCGTCTCCGTGTACTTCCTGTCGTTGCTGGCCTTGAGGGCCTCGGACTCCTTGTCGTAGTCAGCCTTGACCTTGTCGTACATGGCATCCTGGACCTTCTTGACCGCCTCTATCTGCTCGGCGGATGCGGCGAGTGAGTCAGCCGCGTCTTCCGCCGCGTCCGATATCTGGTCGGATGTCTCGCCGAAGCTGATGCCCAGCTGCTTCAGGACGTCCTCGACGGACTTTATGGTGCCGTCGTAGGCGCTGCCGATCTTGCTGAGCTGGTAGTCGGTGAGGTCGGCGAGGTCTTCCGTGGTGATGCCGAGGTCGAGGAGGTGGTCTGCGAGGTTCCTGATGTTCGCGCCCGCATCGACATTGAGCGTCTCCGTCAGCGCGGGGAGCGTCCCGAGCGCCTTGACCATGGCCGCGTTCGCGGCCTCGGCGGCGGCGGCCTCCTCGCTGCCGAACTCCTTCGCGGTGTCTGCGGCACCGTCCTGCGTCGACTCGAAGTCCTTGACCGCCTGCTGCGCCGTGTTGTAGTTCTCCTTCAGCTTCTGCATCTCGGCGTCCTGCTCGATGTACTGGTCGAGCGTCAGCTTGGTCACGCCGTTGAGACCGCCCTGTGTGGTACTGACGTTGTCGAGGGTGTCCGAATACTCCTTGTACAGCTCGGTGAGCGCCTTGCGACGCTCCTCCATCTTGTTCTCGTACTCGTTGACGTCACTTATCGCACGATGGTATTCCTTCGCGGAGTCGGTCATGTTGTCGAACGCGGCCTTGCCCTTCATGCCGTTCGTCTGCTTGTCGATGAGCTCGTCAAGCTGCTGGGTCGTGAGTGATGCCTCGGAGCCCTCTTCCTTGATGAGGCCGTTGACGGAGTCGTACAGCGTGAGCGACGTTCCCATGACGTCGTTCACCTCGTTGATTGCGTCCTGCAGCTCCATCCTCTGCTCGTAGGTGAGGTTCTTCGATGAGTTCGCCAGCTCGTCGATCTTCTCGCGTGCCGCCTCGACCCTGCTGAGGTCGAAGTCAAGCTCGAAGTTGCGGTTCTCCATGCGCTCGGCAAGCGCATCTTCCCTGTCGGCGATTTCGTTGATGTACTCGACGGTATCCTTCGCCTTTTCCTTGACGACGTCAAGTGCGTCACCAAACGACTTCTGTGCGCCCGTGGCGCCATCCGTCGCCTTCTCGAGCCTTTCGCCCGCTTCGGTCAGGCGGTTCTGGGCACTCTCGTATTCCTCCGCCTTCTTCTTGGCGTCTGCAAGCGCCTGCACGATCTCGCCTATCGCTGCGGCGGCAAGCACGACGCCACCGAGGGCAAGGCCGGTTCCGAGCGCGGCGGCAAGCGTGGAGCCCTTCTCCAGGGCCGGTATGAGGTCGGCGAGCTTGTCTGCGATCTCCTTGATGGCAGACCCTGCCTTCAGGTCGCCGAGGTCCTTGAAGCCCTTCTTCAGCTTGTCGACGGCCTCCAACGCAAGTGCGCCGACGGCGGTGAACCCCGTGAACCCGATGACTACGTCCTTCACCGGCCCGGGCAGCGCGTTCAGGAAGGTGGTGAGCCCCGCTATCGCCTCGGATGCGACCTGCATGGGAAGCACGAGTGAGTTGCCGAGTGACTCGGCAAGGTTAGCGGTGTTGTTCTTCAGGATGGTCAGCGAGCCCGAGAATCCCTCGGACTTTCGCTGTGCCTCTATCGCCGCGTCACCCGCGTCGCCCCACTTGTCAGACACGCCGTTGAAGGCGTCGTTCGACATGGTGAGGGCGTTGTCAAGAACGTCTACGGTGGACGCCAGGCCGAGTAGTGCCGTCTCCTGCCTGACCGACGATATGCCCATCTCCTCAAGGGCGGCGATGGCGCCGGTGTTCGTGTCGTTCAGGGACTCGAGTCCCTCGATGAACGCCTTCAGCGCCTCGGTCGGGTTGTTCTGCCACGCTGTCGCAAAGTCTTGCGCCGACATCTTCGCGATGCCTGCGAATGAGTTGAGCGTGTCCCCGCCCTTGGCTACCGCTGCGGATATGCCCGTCATTGTGTTGCTGATTGCGGTTGCGGCGCTCTCGCTGCGCTGTCCGGTACTGGCGATTGCGGCAGACCATGCGAGGAGGTCTGGTGCGGACATGCCTGCGACGTTCGCGACCGATGACATCCTCTGGGCCACGTTCATGATCGACGACTCCTGCGCCGCCATGTTGTTGCCCAGTCGTACCAGCGCGTCACCGAACTGGTCGAACTTGGCGCCGTCGAGGTCATCCATGACGTTGCTTATCTGGCCCAGCTGCAACGCTATGGTCTCGGCGTCGATGTCCGTCGCTATGTCGAGGTTCGATGCGACCTCGCCGAACTCGCCGAGCTCGTCGACCGCCACGCCGAGCTGACCGCCCAGCGCCTCCATCTCGAGCAGTGTGTCCGACGATACCGCATGGGTCTGGGAGAACTCTATCGCAGCGTCCTTCAGCGACTTGAACTGCGCCTCGGTGCCCTCGACGGTCTTGCGCATGTCCCTGTATGCCGAGTCGATGGTGTTGGCGGACTCGATCACGGCCCCGCCGATGCGCTCGGCATATTGGACGATGCGCGAAAGGGCCTGCTCGAACGCCGCCGAGTCGCCCGAGCTGCCGCCCTCTGGGAGCTTTCCGCTTTTGAGGTTGGCCAGCGTCGCCTCGGCTTTTTCGAGTTCGTCAGACAGCTTCTCGGCACGGGCTATCATTATCGCGCCTGCGTCATCACCGGCGACGCCGTTCAGCACGCCCCTTACGTCCTCAAGCGCATCCTCGATGTCCTTGATCTCGGCATTGAGCTCGACCCACCTCTCGGAACCCTCCGGCGCGAGGTCGCGCTGGGCGCTGAGCTGCACCAGCTTCGTGTTGAGGGAGCTTGCCTCCTGCGTGAGGCCCTCGACCGCCGCCTGTGCGCTGCCGAACTCCTCCTTCAGCGCCGCGATATCGTCCTCGGCGCCGCTGAGGTCGATGTTAGCCAGCTGGTTGCGAAGCTCCTGCACATATGCCTCGCCGACCTTTATGGCATCGGCGAACGCCTCGGTCTTCTTCGCCGACGTCTCCACGCTCTTCGGCATCTCTTCGGAGAGCTTTTTGAATGTCTTGGCTCTCTCTATCGCATTGTCGAAGGAGTCGGACATCGACTTCAGCTGCTTGTCGGAATCACCGAACAGCATCGCGCTGAAGTTCGTGGTCATCTGCTGCGTCATGCTCTCGGCGAGCTTGCGTATCGCGGCATCGACCTTCAGGGTCTGGTTCTGCGTGTTGACGAGGTCCGTCTGGAGCTGTTCGAGCGCGGCACGCATCTTCGCGTCCTCGAACGCCTGCTGCGCGTCCTTCACCTTCTGCTCGGCGGTCGCGAGGTTGACGTAGTGCTTGCCGGTCTCGTCGAGTGAGCCACGGAGCTCTGCAAGCTTCTTCTCGTGCTTGTCGATTTCCTCGAGACGTCTCATCTCCTGGTCTTCGACCTTCTCGACTGCGGTGATGTAGTCGATTACCTCTTTCGTGGCGTCGGTGAACTCGTTGCTGTCATGGCCGACGATCAGCGATTGCGAGGTGAGGTCACCCATGGCCTTGAGGGCTTCGAGCGTGGAGCTCAGCATCTCGACCGTGCCAGTGAGCGAGTTGGCCTCGGCGTTGGCGTCGGCAAGCGCGTCCTTGGCGTCATAGAGCTGCTGCGTCGCCGACTTCGTGCTGTCCGTGACGTCCTCGAGGAACACCCCGTTGCCGGCGAACTCGTCCATCTCGCGGCGTATGGCGGCAAGCCCCTCCTCGACGGTCTGCTCCGACTCGACGAGCGAACGCAGCGCCACCTCGAACGCATGCACGTTCGACGTGGGGTCTCCGAAGTCGACGTTAACCGACATCTGACCCGACTGGGAGATGATGGTGGACATGTCACTCGCGGTTGCGATGAGCTGCCTGAACGAATCGGACAGTGCGTTGACGTTCTCCTGTATGTACAGCAGCGTACGGCTTATGGCATCAGGCACATTCAGGTCAGCCATGGCCCTAGCCATCGACTGGAACTGCGCCTCGGTCTTCTGTATCTCGACCTCGAGGTCTATGAGCTGCTCCGCGTTGAGCATGTTCTTGTACTCGGTGTCGGCTTCCTTGAAGCCGCTCTTGAGCTCCTCGAGCTCGCCGAGGAAGTCGAGGATCTGGTCCTCGGACATGCCCATCTCCTCGGCAAGCGATGACAGCACCTCTTCGATGTGGTCAAGGCTGACGTTCTGGTTCGCGTTGTTGAACTTCTCGGACAAGAGGTCGACCGAACCGAGCATCTTCGTGATGTAGTTGACGATGTTCTCGCTCATCTTCGCGATGGCCGAGCTGTCATCCAGCTTGCCCATGTTCTCGAGTGTCGTCTTGGAACGGGTGACGTACGCATTGATGGAAGCCGCCATCTCCTGCGCGTCGCTGCGTGCGACGGAGAACACGCCCTCGGTCTTCGCCTTGAAGTCGTCAAGCGCCTTGTAGAACGACTTGAAGTCGAAGGTGAGCTTGTCCTCGTTGAAGAACTTCCCGAACGACCCGCTCAGCTCCTCGACCTTCTTCATGAGCTTCTCGACGCTCTCCTCCGACCTGTCCATGCCGTCGGGAAGCGTGCTGAACCTCTCCTTTATCTCAGCGACCTTGTCGCCGAGCTTCTCGGCGGGCGTCATGGCGAGCTCGAACGCCGCCGTCAGCTTGTCCGTCTCAAGGCCGTTGGCCTTCTCGACGTACCCGGTCACCTCGTTGTATACCTTCCTGAGCTGCTCCGTGTACGAGTCGAGGACGCGCTTCACGCTCTGCGTGTCGGCGGCGATGTTGGCAGAGCCGTCGCGGTACTTCTGCACGAACTCGTCGAACGTCGTGGCGGCTTCCTTCACCGCGCCCTGGTCGACTATCTGGATGTGCTCGTTCGCGACCCTCTCCTGCGCATCCCTCAGCTGGGCGAGCTTGGCTGCGGTGTTCGATGCCTGCTGCCCCATGTAGCTGAGGTGGGTGTTGTACACCTGCACGTTCGTGGGGTCCATCTTGAGCGCCTGTGCGAGCTTGGTGAGCTCGACCTGAGTCTGGCTGATGGCGCCGTTCGAGTACTTCAGCGCCTTCGTGAGCGCCGTTGTGTCCCCTCCGATGCGTATCGTCAGGCCACGATAGGTTTCGGCCACTGAGTCCTCCCTACATCACTAGAGCATTCCCACGCCAGCCCACGCGGTTATCTCTGCCCACGTTGCCTCCCTGGGCTCGTTGGACGTCCTGTACGAATGCGCCTTCGCCTGGAGCATCATGACGAGGCGTCCCCACGACATCTCGGCTATGTCACGCATCGAGAGCCCGATGCCGAGTGCCGAGTTGATGATCGACGTGTACGGGAGCTTGTCCTTACTCTTCCTCGCTGGTTTTTCCGGAGGCAGCGGCTCCGGATCGAAACAAGCCTCTCATGAGCTCTTCCTGAACCGCGTAGGAGAGCTCCTTCATGTCGGGCTCGTAGGACATGAGCTTCGACTGCCACGTCTTGAATCCTGGTATCGGAGTGCCGCCTCCGCCGTTCTCCTGCGCGGTCTTGAGCATCGCCCATAACGCGCGGAATATCGCGTTCCAGTTGACCTGCGTGTAGTCGAGCACCGTGGTGACGTAGGCGCCCTCGTCGGTCACGTGAAGCACGTCGTTGGACGAAAGTGTGACCTTGCCTATCGTGTCGGCGATGAGGTCACCAGTGACCCTGTCGTTCGGGTCGCCCACGAACTCCTGCTCGTATATCATGCACGTTATGGCCGTGCACCTGAACTCGCGTTCGCCGTCACCGTAGTCGATGATTGCCATTGGATTCCCCTGTTCCCCTGTGAATACACAAAAAGCGGCGCACTCCAGGACGAAGTGCGCCGCAGTTTCGAGCATTGGCAGTTTTGTATTCGATTGTTTATCCGTTGGACGGCGCGGTGCCAGGCACGGGCACGGCGTTCCAGAACTTGTCGTATGCGGCGTGGGTGTCGCCCGCGTCGGTGCATGCGGCGCCGAGGATCGCGATCTCCTCGCCGTTGATGGTGAACGTCTTGCCGACGAACGTGCCCTCGATGGTGAGGGTGTCGGGGTCGGTGGAGTCCGTGGTGGTGTTATGAGCCTCGGACGGACGGTTGAGGGTGCCGCCGTAGCGGACGCCGCGCAGGTGGTTCGCGTCGCCCTCGACCTGGAAGCCGAGTGCGAACGGCTTGCGCTCCGAGGTGACCGGCTCGATGAGGAGGCCGGAGGTCTCGTCCTGGATGAAGCCGAGCAGGTCGATCTTCGCCTGGTCGGTGAGGTCGGCGATCTCTACCGAGATGGTGTCCGATGCCGCACCATTACTAATAAAGTATCCCACGTTATCAGCATAGAACGTGTTCTGGGAGCCCTGCGGCTCGAAGGAAATCTGGACGGTGCCTGCCAGACGCTTCCACTGGCCGTAGGTGCCGTCTTGGGCCTCGACGGCGTACCTTACGTTTGACGCACCAAAGCGTACCTTGTTATCTGCCATCTTCTGTCTCCGTCTCTCTGTTCGGTAACAGCGTTATCCGATAGTCGTGGTCGATGCACTTCTCGCTGTCGAGGTAGTCCGCCTCGTACAGCTTCCAAGTGCCGACCCTTGACAGGGCGGCTTCGAAGTCCTCGATGAGGGAGTCGTCCTTCTCCTTGAAGAGAAGCTCAACCCTGTACCTGGGCATCAGCCCGTAGTTGGTGTTGTCCGCGAACACCTCGCCGTCATGCTCGCGCTTGTACGCGAACCACGGGAGGGGCGGAGCCTTGCCGGTCGGCCACGAGACGTACGTCCCGGGGCAGACCGTCCTGAGCTCCGAGAAGAGCACCTCGTCAAGACTCATCGAGCACCTCGTCAATCATCTTCTCGGCCAGTTCGATGGTGTACCTGAAGCCTGACTTGGCGGCTGGGTCGACGTGCACGTACGCGGGCACGCGTCCCCCGCCGACCTTGGCGTGGCCGTTCTCGAGCAGGTGGACGAGGCCGGCCATCTTCGGCGCACCGACCTCGGCTGACGGATGCTCCTGGCTCTCGTCGAGCATGTGGGACCTTATCGAGCGCGAGTACTTGCCTACCGTGTAGTCCTTGCCGGTCTTCCTGTAGGTCTTTCCCGTCTTCTCGCCCCAGAGCTTCTTCGCCCTGCTCCGCCAGTACGACGCGGTTCTCTGCGCACCCCTCTTGATTACCTCGGGAGTACGCTCGCCCGCCTTCTTGCCGATGGTGTCGAGTATCTCCTCGAGCGTCAGCTCGAACTTGTCATGGTCGATGGTCCTAGCCATTTCCGATGCGCTTCCTGATGATCATCTTGTAGGACTCGCGCTCCGAGGTCAGGCCGATGACGTCCATCTCCTCGCCACGGAATATGACGGTCGGCTCGTCGTCGTAGTCAATCTGCTTGACGTAGATGACGTGCATCGACCTGAGACCGACCTCGGGCGGCGAGTCGTTGCCAGTGATACGTATCTCGGACGAGCGCAGCTGGGCCATGGTCAGGGTGCCGAGCATCCCGACCTTGCAGAACACCTCGCGCTTCGTTACCTTGCCCTCGTGCCATCCGCCCGATGAGTCCTGCCACGGGTCGGCGTTCTTGACGAGCGTTACCGTCTCGTTCCACATTACGGGGTGTCACCATCCTCGCCCTGCGAGTCGCCGTCGGGCGTCTCGCCATCAGGCTCCTCGGCAGGCTCGTCCGTGGTCTCCTCGACCGGCTCCTCGTACAGCGTCTCGTTGAGGGAGCTGTTGACCAGGCTCGTCACTATCCACACGTAGTCGTTGTGGTATCTCGTGGCGTCTGGGTTCTCCAGGCCGTAGCTGCTCGCGCAGTAGCACATGATCGCGTGCTTGACCATCGGATGCATGGTCTTCTCGTCGGCTATGAGCTCCTTGCGGATTCCGAGACGGCGCATGTCGGCCTTCGCAGCCTCGATGTATATCTCTATCTCGTCATCCGTCATCGTGGAGGTGACGCGCATCGCCTTGCGTACGACGTCGATGAGCATCGCGTTATCCCTCCAACAGCTCCACGAGGTGAGCCTTCTTGGCACGCTTGGGCACCTCGATGCCGCGCTCGGCACACAGTGCCTTGAGCTCGGCGACGGTCATCGCGGAGTAGTCCGTGGTCTCCGCCTCATCGGGAGCCGTCTCTGGCTCCTGAGGCTCCTCGACGTGGGTCGTTCCCACGGTCTGCGTAGCGACGGTCGGCTTCGGCGTCTCGGGGACGTCCTCGGGAGCCTTTGGGCTCTCGTCCACGGGGACGACCTCGACGTAGTCGGGAATGCTTCCCTTTATCTCCCACGCCCTCGCGTCCGTGGTCACGAACTCGCTTCCCACGTACCTCGTACGGCGCTCCTTTATGTCCCAGAACCGTCTCAGCACCTTTACCTTTAGCATCGTCACTCACCGTCCCTGAAGACGTAGTCCATGTCCTCGTCGGACAGGGCGGCGTCTGACGCCGCGCCACCGCCTCCACCGCCTCCACCCTCGGGGGCGAGCGTCTCGATCTGGTCGAGCAGCTCGGCGATGGTTCTTCCCCTCGGCTCGCCGCCGAGGTTTCGGATGAGGTCGCGGAGGTTGTCGGCGTTAGTCTGTATCGACATCCGTCCCTCCATTCGATAGATGTCATCTACCCCACAGCTAAAGCCGGGGGCTTGACGCTTCCACGAGCTGTGCTCGCCACATCGAATGTGACGAGTCTTACCTGCTCTCCACGTCCGTGCTCGACCGATGCAGCCGAGAGAATATCGATTGCCGCATTAACGTGAACGGAGGGCCAGGCACGCGCCCGACCCTCCGAAGAAAGCCATATGGTTACGGCTTATGCCCCGACACCCTTCCTGAGGATGAGCCAACCGAACGGGTTGGAGACCCTGCCGTCCATGGCGGTCAGGATCTTGGTCTTGTGGGTGTTGGTCTCGTGGTCGTCCCAGGAGGTCGTGGTGAGCGGCATGCCCGGCTGGATGTTCATGGTGTAGTTGCGCAGGTTGCCGTAGACGCCGATGACGTCGCCCGTGTTCGCGTCGTCGAACGACGCCATGACGGTGTTGGGCAGGGTGGACACGTTGCCGACGCCACGCAGCGTGAGCGCGTGCTCCTGCACCAGCGGGTTGTCGAGGGCGATGGGACGGTTGTTGTCATCGTGGAGCACGTTGACGTGGTTGCCCCAGGTGCCGTCTGCGACGAGCAGCTCGCCAGAGCCACGATAGAGACGGTTGAACTTGGTGTTGTAGAGAATCCTCGACCAGAACTTCCAGTCATCGATCTCGTCGGGGGTGACGTCGACGATGAGTGCGCGGCCCTTGCCCGTGCCGGTGCGCTGGGTGTAGAAGTTCGTAAGGGTCGAGTCGAGACCCTCACCGTCCGAGCCGACCAGGCGCAGGTCGGTGATGATGCCACGCGGCTGGCCGACACCGGTGCCCTTGTAGATGGCGGTGTCGATGGCGTTGGCATAGCACTCGGCGAGTGCGGGCGCCAGCTGCTGGACGTAGGTGTCGGACATGAGCGCCTGGGCGAGGAAGGTACGCGCGAAACGCGCCTCGAACTGGTGCCAGCCCCAGGTGAAGACCTCGGCATCGTAGTCTTCCTGGTACGGGGTGACTTCCTTGTCCCCGATCCAGCCGCCGGTCACCTGCAGGTCATACTCTGAGACCGCGATGCCGCCCTGCACCGAGGTGCGGTTGATCTTCGGGAAGAGGACGGCGTCCTCGCGCAGCTCCTTCTGGACCTCCTCGGTGAGCGTCATGGGAACCATGACCAGCGAGGAGATGGTGTTCGAGAAGGTCGGGTCGGTCATGTTGGTGAACGCCTCGTTGATGTCAACCTGGGTGTTCGCACGCTCCTGGATGGCCTTGGCGAGCATCTCGCCCGACATGCGGGAGCGACCGAGGATGTGGTTGGCGAGCGCGGTACGATACTCCTTGGTATCGGTGAACCTCTGCGAAGCCTCGCGGTTGCGTGCCTGGAAACCTGTCACCTCTGCCTTGGGCATCGCACGTTCCTCCTTCTCGGAGTCATCGCTGCGCTCCTCGGTGGTGGCGATGACGGTGCCTGCGCCGTTCGCGACGGCCTCGACCTTTGCGTTGAAGAGCTTGTTCGCCTTGGAGCGGCGCTCCGCGTCGGCGATGATGAGGTCGGCCTCGGCCTCGAGCATCTCGATGGTGACGCCCTCGGGGAGCTCCTCGGAGTTCATAAGGTCGATTACCTGCTGCTTGCGTGCCACGAACGCGTCGTGGTCGAGTGCCCTGTACTGGGCGGCGGAATAAGCCTCAAACATCTTGGGCATTTCCCTTCTTGCTCGATTGTGGAATGTTGACACGCGCTCCGCGTGCCGCACGTCACGACGACTCCCGTCGCGTCCGCCCGATCACTCCGTCGAGAGGAAAGTGCCATGTATCAGAACCCTTGCGGGTGGAATACCTATACGTTGATGAGCCGCAGCGCCAGCGCACGTCTCCTCATGCGCTCGACCCTCTGCTGCTCCTGCTGGATGCGAAGCTGCTCGGCCTCTTCCTCAGCCTTGCGCTGCTCCTCCTCGGCCTTCCTGTCGGCCTCGATGGTCGCTGCAAGGTAGGAACGCTTGCGCATCTCCGATATCTCCGTGTAGGGCGAGGCTGGGATCGAAACCGCCGAGCAGTCGTAAACACGGGATATTCGCGTTATCGTGGTGTGATAGTCACCCTGCTCGTCCCTGAAGGTCGTGTATCCGTCTCCGTCATCATCACTTGCGATGACGAAGCCAAAACTCATCTCAGCAATGAGCCCATTGCAGATGGACTCGTAGAGGTCACGTCCACGCTGGCATCCGCCAAGGTCGGCCTCGCACCATGCGCCATGACTGTCGATGCCGAGCTTGAGCGAACCGTTGCGCTGCCTGGCGAGAGGGCTCCCCTCGTGGTTTTCTTGGAAGATCACGTCGCTCATATCGGCATTGTCGAGCGCGTGAGGGTCAATCTGCTCGTACTCGGCAGGCCAGTTCTTGCTCCGAGGATACAGCTCATATTCGCTTGAGAACACGGTCCAATAGCCGCGCACCTTGTATGATGGCTCCTGCGGCACCATGTTGCCGTCGGCGTCAAGGTTGACCTCCTTGGCTACCGGTTGGAAGTTGGAAGCCGCAAAGCTCCTGTATTGTCTCTCGGACGGTTTGTAAGGCATCTCGGCCTCCTTTGCTATCTATCCTTGAGTAACCCGCACATGTGTTCGACGTCGCGTTCGCTGAGATGCTTCGTGGAGTTGCTGCCCCAGTACGCCTCATGCATGCGCGTCACCCATCTCGCGTACTCGTCGTGGTCGATGACGTACGGCGTCCTCTCTCGGCGTCTCTCCGCGCCGCACGCCTCACGCATCGCATCCGCCATGGCCGTGTCGTACGGCCTTGCGGCATCGAGGTAGTCGGTGACGGTCATCATATCGTCAGCCCCTTGAGCCTTCGCTCGACCAGCCTTGCCACCTGGCGCTTGAGCGCACGGGACACCTCGTCATCATCGTCATGGTCATCGGGCTCGTCGATGTCGTGGTAGTCATCGCCGTAGTCGTGGTAGTGGTTGCCCCAGCCGCCGTAGCTCGTGCCACCATGACCGCCCGACTCGGCTATGACGTTGTTGTCGTTGTCGATCATGTAGTACTCGCCACGCACCATGAAGACGTCCCCGCCCGGCACGTGCGGCAGCTGGAATATCTCGCGCACCTCGTTGCGGTAGCCGAGACCCGCTGTCATGAGCAGGTTCGCGACCTTTATCTTCGAGTCGGTCGTGGCGTACTCGAGGTAGCTCGACGAGAACATGATTCGATTGCCCTTGCGCACCTGCGTCGCCGTGAGCAGCAGCTTCGTCAGCTTCTCACCCAGCTGTATCGCGAATGGCTCCACGACGTTCTCGTAGAACGCCGACCACGACTCCTCGTTGAACCTCGACTCCAATATGTCCTGGTTTATGCCGAAGTACGCGAAGAGCGCCTTGTTGATGCGTTCCATCTCGTCGGTGTTGATGGTGTAGCTGTCCGACTTGATCTGCTTTATCTCCTCCCAGCTCTGGTCGTATGCCATCACTGCGGAGGTGTTGTTCGGGCCGAGGTTCGCGTCGGCGAACGCCTTCTTCTTCTTCTCGATGTCCTCGTGGTGCGCCATGCCGCTCACCTTGCCGATGAAACGGATGTTCGCTCCCGTCTGGAGGGCTATCTCCTCTGCCTGCCTCTGTGCGTCCATGAGCCTGAGCGTGGGGACAAGGGGCTTGTTCCCGCCGCCGAAGATGTCGCTCGTGAGCTGAAACCTCGTGAGTATCGCGACGTCGTAGAACGGGAACGCCTGTATCTCCCCCGTCATCAGGTGGAACCTTATCCAGGGTTCGCCCTCGAACTCGACCACCTCGACATAGGACGGCTTCAATGACCACAGGGAGTTGATTGAGCGGTCTGGGTCGTAGCCAGGCACGACGTATGTGACCGTGTCCGCGAAGAGCCTGCCTGATACCAGCTTCAGGAACTCGGGCCACGTCTGCATGTCGTTGGGCCACGACGAGAACAACCGCTGCACCCTCGGTATCGAACCGCCCGAACCGTCAGGCACGACGAACTCGGGCTTGAGCTTCGAGCACGACGTGGCTATGCGCTCTATGATCGAGCGTATCTGCAGCTGCTCGTAGAGACTTCCGTCCCACGATGCGAAGGCCGGGGCGTACTCGGTGAACGTCCTGTAGCCCGTCTGCATGTTTTCCGTCGGCTGGTTGAAGAGGGATTTCAGCGGTTGGACCAGTTTGCTTAGAAGTCCCAAATAGCACCCCTAATATCGGGTGTATTCATAACATGCTTGCTGTACGGCTTAATTTTTAGCCAATTGTGCCATGTGTTCACCTTATCACATCCTAAAGTGCTATGCAAGTCACATAAGCACATTTTCCATATATCACAGAGACGCTTGGTACCCCTCCCAATGACGTTTGAGTGTTATGTATGCGTCAAGCTCCGCCATGAACCCGTCGATGCGGTTCGATGCGGTCAGGCCCTTCTTTATCGGCGTCACGTTGTCGTTCGTGTCGTACTTCGCCATGACGTTGAGCCTGCACCACCTCGTCACTGGATTGCCGTTGTCCACGATGCGGTTGGCACGGTGGTCGATCTTTATCTCCTTCATCGGCGAGGACAGGGTGAGCGCCCCCTGTATGACCTCCGATACGCGGCCCTTGCCCACCATGAGGTCGAGCTGTCTCCTCGTCCAGTCGTCGACGTGCCACTTGTCGAACCCCACGGCATATATGTACAGACCCTTGTCCGCGAGTGACCTCATCCAGTCGATGAACACTATCTGGTCGACCTTGTCACCCTCGACTATCTGAAGCCACCCGTCCGCAGCCCACTGGTGGTACGGCACGCCGTCCCTCTGCTTCTGTGAGTTGGAGTTGATTTTTATCTGCTCCTCGGCTATCCAGTACATGGCCTCCTCGTATATGGTGTCGTTGTTCGGCTCCATGAACATCGCCACGGCGGCGTTGAGGTCGCCACGTTCGGCCACGTCAAAACCGACGACGCAGTACCTGAACCTCTTCGGGTCGAACTCGAACGTCTCGTCGCACGATGCCTCCTCGAACGTGAAGAAGGACGTCGCCTGGTTCGCGACGATGTTGAAGTCCTTGATGAGCACCGTGGGGAGGTACTGGGGGTCGTTCCTCGCCTTCGTTATCTGGTCGCGCAGGTACTGCCACTTCTTGACGCTACCGAGACCGGGGTTCGCCTTGGGCCATGCCTGCTCGTTGAATATCTCGCTGCGGTCATCCATCTCGAAGAATATGCCGAGGAAGCGGTCATCCTCCAGCTTGTCCTCGAGCCACCTGACGCCGTAGTCGCGCTCCGTGTCCCAGATGTTGTCCCGGACGAAGCCCTGCGTCGTGATGACTATCATCAGGGGCTGGTCTCGTGCGCCCGTACCCTGGCGGATGAGGTCGAATGCCGCACGGTCCTTCTCCGCCGCGAGCTCGTCGTATATCGCGCCGTGGACGTCAAGGCCGTCGAGGTGGGATGACTCGTGGGACAGCTTCGTGATGTAGCCGAGGTTGTCCTTGCAGATTATGCCGTCCTCCTGGCGCTCCACGACGGTGCCCTTGTATACGTGCTTGGCGAGCTTCGGAGAACGCCGCACCATCCTCAACGCCGCACCGTAGACGCCCGATGCCTGCGCCTTGGACGTTGCGGCGGAATATATCTGCGGTGCGCCCTCACCGTCCGCCAAGAGCAGATACAGCTCTATCGCGGCACACAACGTCGTCTTCCCGCATTTTCTCGAGACCTCTATGATCGCGTATTGTATCTGTCTGTTTCCGTCATCGTCGACGAAGCCGAAGATCGTCTCTACCATCATCCTCTGGAAAGGCTCGAGGATGAGTGGTTGCCCGAGCCTTCCCGTGGGGATGACGCAGAAGTTCTCGATGAACCGCACGGGACGTATCGCGGCCTCGGGGTCATAGTGCCAGTGCTTGTATCCCTCGCGAATCCTCGGAAGCATCTTCTCGGCAAGCTGGTGCATCTTCTGCCCGGCTATGACGCTGCCGTCAAGAACTCCCTCGAAGTACCTCTCCGCATCGGTCTTGTCATCGATGATGTATGGCTCAGAATGAGTTAAAGGCTGAGAGCTCATCGATTTCCTCGGGTTCCGTCGTACCCTGCTTCACGAACTTCGATATCTTCATCGCCAGGTCGGACTTGCTCGCACGTGCGTCCTTGAACACGCCGATGGACTCGCTCTTGCTGAACTTGAAGTGACGGTTCTCCTTGCTCCCCGACGATTGGCGGTTGAGTATCCCCGTCGCGGCGATGTCGTCCCATGCGGCATTGGCTATCGCGGCCCACTTGCCGTAGTCCATCATCAGGTCAAGCGCGAAGAACTTGTCGACGTCACCGAGAGAGTCGATGTCTATGACGGCCTTGAGCTCCTCGACTGCGGCGTCGATGTCCTCCTTCCTCGGCCTAGGCATCTTTCTTGCCGGCATCGGAATTCCCCTTCCTCTCGGACGGGCTGTAGTCCCCGCATATCCACTGCCAGTTCATGTACTTGCGGTGCAGCACGCACACGGGAACTGCTGTTCCGTCTGGGTCGTAGTGTCTGCAGCCGCTGCAGTTGCGCTCGTTCGTCATCTGCCCTCCTTGTGGATGTTCCTGCGCTCGGCATCAGGCTCGGTGAGCTGCATCACCAGTCGCTCGAAGCTGTCCTCCTGACGTGGCTCGACGATCTGCCCGTTCTCGTCGAAGCGGACACGGACGGTCTGCCCAGAATGGACGAAGGCATGGCAGTCCTGGCACAGGCGCTGGAAGTTGTCGTAGCTGAGGGTGACGTGCGGGTCGTTTATGTTCTGTGGCGTCAGGTGGATGCGATGATGCACGACCTTGGCGGGGACTATCTCGCCGTTCTCGAAGCACCTCTCGCACACGCCAGGCGGACACACGCCCCAAGGGGTCTCGATTGGCTTCACCATGTAGTTTGCCCGGTTTTTCCTCCAGGCAGGTGACTTGTAGAACGCCGTGGCAAAATCCTGGGACATGCGACGCTACCTCCTAGCTGGGATTTCATACCCAGCTCCCACGGTGGCCGTCGCTCCGCAGCACCACTCAAAGCAATGATTATGTGCGCCAATTCTACCACAGTTAGAATCGATTGGGAATGATTGGGGAACGACGTCAACAACGCCGCAGGTAGGCGGCACATAATACGTCATAATTCGACAGAATCCACGATTCCGTTTCAAAAGAAATCGCAGGTAGATGATAGTATTCGAAAACTCGCGAAAATAACGGGCGATATGGCAGCGATATGCAGAATCGCTATTTGTGATATATAAGCAGCACTGAATACTTTTGTGCTATTTTTTATGATTTTAAAAATAGCGACTCGTGTAAAAATTCACCA